CGGCTCCCATACGTGCTGAAGCATCCGGCCGGCTTCCGCACGGCGGAGGATCTCGACCAGTTCCGGCGCCAGTGGGATGAGGCTTATCAGACATCGGACCAGTGGCATCGGCCGCTGATCCTGACCGGTGGCCTGGACTATGTCCAGATCGGCATCCGGCCGGAGGATGCGCAGTTCCTGACCAGCCGAAAATTCCAGATCGCCGAGATCGCCCGGTGGTTCCGTGTTCCGCTGCATCTTCTGGGCGAGTTGGACCGGGCGACATTCAGCAACATCGAACACCAGTCCCTGGAGTTCGTGCAGCACTGCCTGCTGTACTGGGCCAGGAACTGGGAGATGGCGATTTCCCGGCAGCTTCTGACGCCGGCCGAACGGAAAAGCCTCTACGCCGAGTTCAACTTCTCCCTGCTTCTCCGGGGCGACTATGAGGGCCGCACGAAGGGTTATTCGGCGCTGCTGGACCGAGGCGTGCTGTCGGTGAACGAGGTCCGGCGGATGGAAAACCTGGACGCCGTGCCGGATGGCGATGTGCGGCACGTGCTCGGAAATATGCAGCGGTTTCCTGCCGCTTCCGCGGATACTACCAGGAGTTGACCGATGAAAACCGAGAAGAAATCCCTGACACTTCGGGTAAAGGAACTGGAAACCGAGGGCACGTTCGCCGGCGTGGCGTCGGTTTATTCGGTTCCTGACCTGGCGGGCGATGTGATCCAGCCGGGCGCCTTCCGTGAGTCCATCGCCCGGAAAAGCCGGCTTCCGCTGTTGTGGATGCACGATCAGCCCATCGGCGTGATCGACGTGGCAGAGACGGCGGAGGGGATCGAGGCTATCGGGCAGATCGTGCTTGAGACCAGCCTGGGTAAGGACGCCCATGCCCTGCTGAAAGCCGGCGCCGTCGACGGTCTCAGCGTGGGCTTCCTGATCGACAGCTGGCGCTGGGATGGTGACACGCGGGTGATCGAGAAGGCGACGCTTCTCGAGGTCAGCTTGACTCCGGTTCCCGCCCAGCCGGCGGCCCGCATCACCGAGGTTAAAGAGTTCTCTGCCGAGTCCAGGCCGGATATGACGCCTGCCGCACTGCAGGTGCTTTCGGCGCAGATCCGGCTGATTCGTTCCCGGATTTCCGAATAAGGAGGAAAAGCACAGTGGAAATCAACCAGATCATTTCCGGCCTGACCGACGAGGTGAAGGCCCTGGCCAACAAGTTCGAGTCCGACATCGCCGGCGTGCGGGAGATGAAATCCCAGTTCGCCGAGATGCGGGAGATCGTGGATCAGCTTTACAGCCGCAAGCAGGCCGCTCAGGCGAACGGCACGCTGAAGTCCTTCCTGGCCGGCAACGCCGACGTGCAGGGTCTGCTGGCGAAGGGTTCCGGCCGCGCGGTCTTTTCTCTGGACGAGTCTCTCGTCCGCAAGGCCATCACGACCGTCGAGGTGGGCAAGCGGACGGATCACATCGGCGCCTATCCGGCCGGCACGACGGCGGGCCGTCTCCGGGCGGCGCTGACGACGATCCCGGCCGAGGGCGGCGCCGTGCAGTTCGCGCGAATCAGCACCCCGCAGGCTGCGGCCCGGGCGGAGGGCGCAGACACGGCTTCGACCGATCCCAGCACCGCCCTGGTGACCCTGCCGCTGCAGGCCATCTCCGTCATGGTCGCTGTCAGCCGGCAGGCGCTGGAGGACGTTCCGGCGCTGGAGGCTGCGATCACGGGCGTGATCACCGACAGCCTGGAAAACGAGATCGAGGCGCAGATCATTGCGGGCTCCGGCACGGGCGCGAACCTGACCGGCTTTGCCAGCGTGGTTCCGGCCTACACGGCGCCCGCAAATGAGAAGAAGCTGGACTCGATCGCCAATGCTGCGGCGCAGGTCACGGGTGCGCTGCCCGAGTTCGTTGCGCTGAACCCTGCTGACCTGTGGGCGATCCGGACGCAGAAGGATGCGAACGGCCTGTACGTGTTCGGCGCGCCGACCTATCAGGCCGACACGCTGTTCGGGCTGCAGGTGATCCCGGCGCCTTCGATGCCGGCGGGCAAGTTCCTGGTCGGTTCGCTGTCGCCGGTGGCCGCGGCCATGCGGCAGAAGCCGGGCGTGGTGGTGGAGATCAGCACGGAACACGCTGACTTCTTCGGCAAGGGCCTGTCCGCGATCCGGGGCGAGGTGCGGATGGCGCTGTGCGTTTTCCGGCCGGCGGCGTTCCGCTACGGCACGTTCGCTGCGTGATTGATCCGCTGGTAGGCATGCAGAGCTGCCGGAGGTCCAAGCCCTCCGGCAGCTCTGCGCCGCATGAGGAGACGACATGATTCTGAGAGTCACCCGCACGATCTACATGGGCGCCGGACAGTGGGCGTTCGAGGGGCAGTTCGTCGAGGTCTCGCCGGAGGCGGCGGAGACGCTGAAGCGCGCCGGGCTTGCGGTGGATGCGGCCGGGGAGGAGGTCTCCGGACGGGACGTTCCGGAACCGCAGCCGAAGCGCAGGCGGGAGAAGTGACGATGACTCGCCTGCTGGGTCCGGTTGATCCCTCAGCATTGCCTGTGCAGCTTTCCACGCTGGCCGACTATCTGGGCGTGGTGCTGGATCCTGCCGACGTGCAGGCCGGCATGACGCTGCAGGCGCTGGCGCTGGCGGCGCTGGATTATGCGGAGTTTGTCACGGGCCGTGACTGGACGGCGAAACGCTACGTCACCGAGACGGCGCCGGCTGACGCTTCGCACGGCTCGCTCGCTTCCGCTCGCTCGCCGGAAATCATCCGGCTGCGGCCGGCGATTGATGAGCAGCACGTCACCGTCACGGTGGACGGCCAGCCCTATGCGGGCGAGGTGACGGTCTGGAGTGAGTCCGGCGTGATCCGGCTGTCTCCGGTTCCCGCCGGCAAGCTGGTGATCGAGTGGCGGACGCTGACTCCGGCGCAGCTTCCGGCTGCTGTCGAGGCGGCGGTGATGCTGCTGGTCAGCCACTGGTGGAACCGCCGCGATCAAGCCTGGCAGGTGTCGGACACGCCCTACGGCGTGAACAGCCTGCTGCGGAGTGCGGCTGTGGCGGGTGTGAGATGAGGCAGAGGCTTCAGTTCCTGCGGCCGGCGGCGGCCGTCGTGAACGGCGAGACGGTGGAGACGTTCACGCCGGCGTTCCGGGTGTGGGGCGACGTCAGCATCCCGACGGTCAAGGGCCAGCTTGGCGAGATGGCGCTGGCCGGCGGCGCCGAAGCGTCGAAGACGGTCTATCGCATCCAGGTCTCGAGGCTGCCGGAGGAAGTGACGGCGCGGTGGCGGGTGTTCCTCGGCCTGAAGCAGTGCGAGATTGTCGCCTGCGAGAAGACGGCGGACAAGGGCGCCATCTTCACCTACATCCTCGCCAGAGAGGTCTACTGACATGGCCGCATCGCTTCTCTCCCGCCGGCAGATCGAGGTTCGAGGGCTGAAAGAGATCCAGCAGAACCTGCAGCGTCTGATCCGCGAGACGGACGGATCGGCGGAGAGGATCTGGCAGATCTCCGCAGCCGCGGCGGAGGCGGTGAAGCAGGATGTGGAGGCTTCCGCCAAGTCCGTGCGGACGCCTTCCGACGTCTTCAAGGATCTGTTCAGCACTCACAGGCCCAAGCCTTTCTCAGGCGGGGAACGCAAGATCACCCAGCTGGCCGGCATCCGGCTTCGCGGCCGGTCCCGTCCCTTCGCCCATGCGTATCGGGAGTGGCGGGCGAAAGCGAGTTTCACCAGAGTTCGCATCCGCGGGCGCAAAGGCGCCAAGCGTGTGGTGGGCGCCGGCACGGTGCAGCAGGGGCAGCTTCTGGGCATGAGTCTGGCTTCGATGTGGGAGAGAGGCACGTCGAAGATGCGGGCGCGGCGGTTCTTCTCGCCGGCGGTCAGCCGGGCGCGGGCGAAGGTGGCGGCGATGCTGGCGGCTGAGTTCAGGCAGCTTCTGGAAGGGGCGGTGAAATGATCACGGCTGCGATCCAGACCCTGCTGACGTCATCTCCGGCGCTGGCTGCCATCGTGGGCGGCCGCATCCGGGTGGTGGGCCCGGGCGAGGCGCCGCAGGTTCCGTTCCTGCTGCACGGAGTGGTCGAGACGCAGCCGGCGAAGTCTCACGATGGACTGGCCGGGTTCCAGCACGACTACCAGGTGCTGGGATATTTCCAGCTTCACTCGCAGGCGGTGCAGTGCGCGGGGATTCTATCAGGAGTGTTGGAAGGAAATCACGGCGACTTTTCCATCGTGGTTGACCGGATTTCTGTTGAGTTCGACGCCGAACTGAAGCTTCACACGCTGTCGGCGGAGGCAAGGATTTTCACTCGCTAGCCAGGAGGAAAAGAGAAAATGGCACAGGTAATCGGACAGGGCATTCGGGTGGGCTACACGACCGACGACAGCACGCCCTACACGTGGATCCGCATCCCGGAGGTGCTGGAGGTCAAGCCGCCGGAGATCAGCTTTGACGAAGTGGACGTGACGTCTCACGACACGAACGGCTGGAAGCGCAGCATCCCTGGGCTGAAGGAAGCATCCGACGCCAGCGTCGAGATGATCTACGATCCGGAGAACACGGTGCAGAACGGTCTGTACACCCTCTACACCGACCGCACCATCGCCCGCTGGCGGATCGAGGTGCCGGACGGGAACGGCAAGTTCATCGCCTACGAGTTCCGGGCGTGGATCAAATCGCATCAGCATCAGGCGCCGTATGACGGCAAGCAGACGCTGTCGATCACGCTGAAGTTCAGCGACACTCAGATCACCCGCACGACCGCGGCGACCAGCGTGTTCGCCTGATCGGCCCGGATGAAGACGGAGGAACAGGATGATTCACCCGACTGATCCGGTGATGCTGACGCTGGCCGACGGCCGGCAGGTCCCGCTGCGGCTGACGCTGGGAGGCTTGCGGCGCATCATGCAGGCCGCTGGCGTGCAGACGATCCAGGGGCTGATGACGGCGCAGGGAGACCTGATCATCGGCCGGATTCTCTACGAGGCCCTGCCCGGCGAGATGCGGGCGGCGATGACCTGCGAGGCGTTCGAGGATCTGCTGCCGGCGGATCTGCAGGGCCTGGCCGAGGTGGTGGGGCGGCTTCTTGGCGGCCGCCCTACGCAGCCGGCCGAGGCGCCGGCGATGGCAGCGTAGCAGACGGGCGCATCGACTGGCTTCAGATGTGGGCGGCGGCGACGGTCGACCTGTCGTTGCCGCCCGAAGTTTTCTGGTCGCTGACTCTGGAGGAATTCACGGTGCTGTGGGAGAGGCATGAGGCGCGGGAGACGCTGGCCAACTACCGGGCCGGCATCATTGCCAGCCTGCTGTTCAACGTGCATCGCGGGCCGCGGCAGAAGCCTGTCTCGTGGCGGGAGTTCTTCCCTGACGGCCGGCAGGCGCAGAGGCGGCTGACAGCAGGAGAGGTGATCGCCCGCATGGACGCCTGGAAGCGGGCTGTGGAGGAGACGCATGGTCCGGGTGGGGCCGTGCGAAGCTCATAGAGCTTCGCACGGCGTGCAAGCAGGAGGAAGCGGATGGCAAGCTTGGGTGATCTTCTGATCAAGGTCGGGCTGGACACGTCGGAGTTCTCGACCAAAGCCGCGCAGGTGGGAAACGACCTGGCGGGGCTGGAGGGCAAGGCGAACACGGCGGCCGCCGGCTGGAACGCTTTCGGCGGGGCGATGACTTCGGTGGGCGCCACGCTGACGGCTGCCATCACGGCTCCGCTGGCGGGGCTGGGAACGGCTGCTGTCACTTCCGCCGCCCAGCTGGAACAGATGAACGTCGCCATGACCAACATGCTGGGATCGGGCCCGCAGGCGCAGGCCCTGATCTCCCAGCTGCAGCAGCTGGCCGCGCAGACTCCGTTCCAGTTCGACCAGCTGATGCAGGGAACGCAGCTTCTGCTGGCCTACGGCTTCCAGGCCGAACAGATCATCCCGACCCTCCGCACGGTGGGCGATGCCGCTGCCGGAGTGGGCGCCGGGGCGGAGGGGATCGACCGCATCATCCGGGCCATCGGGCAGATGCAGGCGAAGGGCGCCGTGGCGGCGCAGGAGATGCAGCAGCTGGCCGAGTTGGGCATCCCGTCCTGGCAGATCCTCGCCGACGCCATCGGCGTGACCGTGCCGGAGGCGATGAAGCTTGTGGAACAGCGCGCCGTCTCCGCATCCGAGGCGATTCCTGCCCTGCTGGCCGGCCTGAACGAGAAATTCGGCGGGATGATGGAGGCCCAGTCCCAGACGCTGCTGGGGAAGTGGTCGACCATGAAAGACCAGATCCAGCTTGCCCTGACGGAGGTGGGAACCGCGCTTGCGCCGTTCGCGGAAAAGGCGATCGACTTCGGCATGAAGCTGGCCGATGCCATCAAGGGCGCGGCCGAATGGTTCGGAAAGCTTCCGCAGCCGGTGCAGGATTTCACCATCGGGCTGGGGCTGGTGCTGGTGGCGGCCGGTCCGGTGCTGCTGGCCCTGGGCGGGCTGGCGACGGCGGTGAGTTCGATTGTCACAGCCTGGCCGCTGCTGACGGCGGGATTCTCTGCCATCGCAAGCATGGCCGGTCCGGCAGTGGCCATCGCGGCCGTGACGGCCGCTCTCGCGGCGCTGGGAGTCTGGGTCTATGACAACTGGGGCAGCATCGTTGCCGTCGTGTCGCAGGCCTGGGACGGGCTGAAGGAGATCTGGGGCGCCGTCTGGGGCTGGGTGAAGGACACCTTCCTGGTTCCGCTGTGGGAAGGGCTGAAGACGACGGCCGAGACGGTCTGGGGCGCGATCACGGGAATTGTCGGCCCGGTCTGGGACGGCTTGCAGGCCGCATGGTCCGCGGTGTGGGCGTGGGCGAAGGACACGCTGCTGGTGCCCGTCTGGAATGCGATCCAGACCGCGGCCGGCGCCGTGTGGGACGTGATCGGGCCGGCGATCTGCGGAATCTGGGACGGATTGCAGGCCGCCTGGGATGCCATCTGGAACGGGGTGAAGTCTGCGCTGGAGACGGTCTGGAACGGGATCAAATCGACGGCCGAGGCGGTCTGGAACGGGGTGACCGGTGCCATCAATGGCTTCATCGACGCGGTGAAAGGCATCCCTGGCGTGAACAAGCTGCTGAACCTGGATGACGCATGGAATTCGGCGAAGAAGCTTGGGGATGAGACCGGCGCGGCGAAGGACGAAGTCAAGAAACTCGGGGATGAATCCAAGTCCGCCGGCGAAAAAATCAAGGTCCACGTCGACAACACGAAGGCGATGGCGAAGGAGTCGAAGGCGGCGGAAAAGGAAGCCGAGAAGCTGAAGGAACAGATCACGAAGCAGCGTGACGAGGCGCTGAAAAGCGACACCACATTCCAGGCGCTGGTGAAATCGCTGAAGGACGTGGGCGACCGTTACAAGGCCGCCAAAGACTTCGTCGTCGAATACAAGGCCCGCATGATGGAGGGCAAGGACACGACCTGGGCGATGGAGGAGGCCTGCCGGACATTCGACGAGACGCTGAAGAATGTGAACACGACGCTGGAAGCTTCCGGGAAGCGGATGAACGACATCTCGAAGGTGGAAATTCCCGGAATCATCTCCGCCGTTCCCCAGATGACGCAGGCGGCCCGGGACATCGAAACGGCCTGGAAAACCCTTGGGCTTCCGTCTCCCAGCGAGATCGATGCCAAGAAGAAATCCCTGACCGACGCCTACGAAGCGATCAAAAATTCTGGAATCTATGAAGCCGGCGAAGTGGAGAAAGCCTTCCGGGCGATGACGGATCAGATCAACCGGATGCCGAACGAAATTAACTCGGCCTGGAAGACGCTGGGGCTGCCATCGCCCACGGAAAGGGAGGAGAAAATCAAGGCGCTGCAGGACGCTTACGAAGCGATCCGCAGTTCCGGCACGGCATCGGCCGAAGACATCCAGCGTGCCTATGAAGCGATGAAGAAGGGAGTCGAGGAGACCGTCGGCGGCAAGGACAAGAAGGGCAGCATGGTCGAGACGGTCTCCACGGCGATCACGAATTTCACCCAGGACATGGCGAAGGCGCTGTGGGATGGCGATCTCAGCTTCGGCGAGAAAACGAAGAAGATGCTGACCGACCTGGGCGCCGCGATCACGACGTCGCTGCTGGAACCGTGGACCAAGGCCATCACCGACTGGATCGCGGACGTGCTGACGGGCAAGCTGGCGCCTGCATTCCGCAGCATCTTCAACATCGGCGGCGGGGCTGCATCGGGGGCTGCGGGCGGAGCGGCCGGAGGCGCCGCCGGGGCTGGGGCGGCTGGGGCGGCTGGGGCTGGAGGGGCGGCTTCCGGTGCGGGAAGCATGGCTGCCAGCCTTGCCGGCGGGGCGCTGGCCGGCGGCCTGGCGATGCTGGGTTCGATCATCGGGGCGCAGATGCTGGCCGGCGACATGGGCCGCGTGGAGGAGAACACCCGCTACACGGCCATCGGCATTCTGGGATCGCAGGGCGTGATTGATCTGCTGTGGTCGAACCTTGACCACTGGTGGCACAACCGCACGGTGTGGAAGGACATCGAAAGCAAGCTGGGCTGGATCTGGGAGAAGTTCGATCCGGGCTTCACGGAGATGCTTTCGAAGCTGCAGGGAATCCATGACAAGACGAAGGACGTCTGGGACGAGATCCGCTTCATGAGGGCCGAGTTCCAGCCGTCCATCGCGATCACGGTCCAGGGCAATGTGATCGGGAACGACGAGTTCATCGACACGCTGGCCGACGCCATCGGGCGGAAGCTGGCGCTGGCGGGAGGGGCGTGATGGCTGTGCAGGTTCTCATCAGCAGTCAGGACGTGACGGCTTTCGTTCAGGCAGGCAGCGTCGCGCTGAAGCGCTCCGCCGGCGGCCAGGTGGGAACGGCTGATTTCACGCTGATCGAGACGGTCTCGCTGCTTGACCATCCGCGGGTGGATCATGCGGACGCGGATGCGGCGGTGCTGACGGAAAGCGTGCTGCATCAGCTGGCCGTCACGTTCGCTCCGGTCGAGATCCTGCATGACGGCGCGGCGGTGTTCCGGGGCCGGATCGCGCAGGCGGAGGGAAGCATCGACGGCGTCTATGTGCGCTTCCGGGTGTCCTGTCAGGATCATGTGGCGGGGCTGCAGCGTGTGGTGATCTTCCAGCGTTCCTGGACGTCGACGACAGCCGGCGCCATCGTGGCGTGGCTGGTGTCGCAGGCTTCCGGGGTGCTGGCGCAGGATGTCAGCTTCATCGTGGATCCCACGCCCGTGGCGGCCTGGGAGATCCGGGCGCGGACGGTGCTGCAGGCGCTGCAGGAACTGGCCGAGAGCGTCGGATCGACCTGGTATGTGGACGTCGACGGCAAGCTGCACTGGCGGCGGCGGACCGATCCTGAAATTTCTGCTCTTACGTACGGGCTGGCCGGCGGCGGCAAGGCGCTGTATGGCAGCCTCAGCGTCCGGCACGACGGGACGGGCCTGGCGAACAGCATCCGGGTGGTGGCGCAGGAGGCGCAGTTCTCGCAAGGGACAGCTTCCCTGACCGGCGCCGGATCGGGAGACGACCAGTTCGTCGAGTCGAACTGGGCGCAGTGGGGGCTGGGTCAGGGCGCGGTTCTGGCAAGCGCCGACCAGAACAACAACCTTCCGGTGCGGGTGGAGAGGCAGACGGTTCCTTCCTCGCAGTTCACCCAGACGGCGCCCTGCAGCGTGTTTCCGACCATGCGGCTGCAGGGAACGTCCTGGGACAACCTGCAGCCTGCGCCGCCGTCCACGACGACGGTGTCGATGTCCTGGGCATGGTTCTACACGGTGGGAAATGCGTTCCTGGCCTGCGCGCCGCCGGCCGTGCAGAACATCGTTTCGCTGGAACTGCGGATCTATGCAAGCGGGTTCCAGAACGGCGCCGACGGGGTGGAAAGCATCTTCGTCGAGAAAGCGTCCGGCTACAGCAGCACCGCGGTGGTGAACCCTTCCGGCCCGTTCGTCACGGCCAGCCCGAACCTGGTCATGTACGTGCCGCTTCCGGTGTCGTGGTATGACCCGGCCGGGATGCTGTTCCGCATCGGCTGGCTGGGCGGGCCGCCGACCGCGGTCAATACGCTTGACGTTTCCGGCGCCGAACTGGTGGTCGTCTACGCGGTCGCAAACCAGCCGATCTATCGCACGACGAAGGCCTGGCTGCGGTTCAACACGCAGGACCAGATCCCGGCCGGTTCCGCGCTGACGGGGGCGCGGCTGCGGCTGAAGGTGGCGTCGAAGTCCGGCAGCCCTGAGTTCATCGTGCGCCGCTCCAGCCTGACGTCCTGGCCGCCGCAGGAGGCAAGCTTCCAGTCAGAGGCAGGGCCGCAGGCGGCGTATGTGACAGCGTCCCAGGTTCCGGCCGCCGGGCAATGGATGGAGGTGCTGCTGCCGGCGTCCGCGGTGAACACGGCCGGCCAGACCGTGCTGTGCCTGGATGCGGTGGCAGGGCTGGCGCCGGAGGCTGGCAGGGAGGCGCTGTTCCGGGCGTGGGAGGCCGGC